AACGCTACTGGCGCTGGCGTTGCTAACTGGGACCCAGTCCTGATTAGCCTGGTTCGTCGTTCTATGCCTAACCTTATGGCTTATGATATTGCTGGCGTTCAGCCAATGTCTGGTCCTACTGGTTTGATCTTCGCTATGAAGAGCCGCTATAGCACACAAGGTGGTACAGAAGCTCTTCAAGCTGAAGCTAACACTGGCTTCTCTGGTACTGGTACACACGGCGGTGATTCTTCATCTGTTGCTGGTACTACTGGTACTGATACTACTGCTGCTGATGGCGTAGAAGATTCATTCGACTTCGGTACTGGTCTTGCTACTGCAGATGGTGAAGCTCTTGGCAACACTGGTTCTGCTATGGCAGAAATGGCTTTCTCAATCGAGAAGACAAGCGTAACTGCTAAGACTCGTGCACTGAAAGCTCAGTACACTATGGAATTGGCACAAGACCTTAAGGCTATCCACGGTCTTGACGCTGAGTCAGAGCTTGCTAACATTCTTTCAGCTGAGATTCTTGCTGAAATCAACCGTGAAGTTATCCGTACTATCAACGTAAAAGCTAAGCTTGGCGCTCAGACTTCTAACGTTGCAGCTGCTGGTACTTTCGACGTTGAGACTGATTCCGACGGTCGTTGGTCAGTTGAGAAGTTCAAAGGTCTCGTAGTTCAGATCGAGCGTGAAGCTAACCAAATTGCTAAAGACACACGTCGTGGCAAAGGTAACTTCATCGTATGTTCATCTGACGTTGCTTCAGCTCTTGCAGCTGCTGGCATGCTTGACTATACACCTGCACTTTCTGCTAACCTCAATGTTGACGATACTGGTTCAACATTCGCTGGCGTACTTAACGGTCGCACTAAGGTCTATATCGATCCTTACGCTACACGTGACTACGTTAACGTTGGTTACCGCGGTACTAACCCTTACGACGCAGGCCTCTTCTACGCTCCTTACGTTCCATTAACTATGGTTCGTGCAGTTGGCGAAGAAGACTTCCAGCCACGTATCGGCTTTAAGACTCGCTACGGTATGGTTGCTAATCCTTTCGCTGGCGGCGCTGCTGGTTCAGAGACTGGTACAAACCGTGCAAACCAATACTACCGCATCTTTGCAGTAGAAAATATCCTCGTATAAGGATAATTAAAAGAGTAGGCTAAACCTACCACTTTTGAAAGGGAGCTTCGGCTCCCTTTTTTTTACGTATAAATACTAGTATAAGTAATTTATTTGGATAATCAATATGCCATATGACTTAAAGGTTAATTTTGTACAAGAACCGTCATCTGTCTTAGCTACGGATTTGAACTATGTAAACCCAACTTCTTTTCAGTTGGTAATAGATAATCTAAAATATCCTAATGCGCAGTTTAATGTACAGCAAGTGGCTTTACCTGAAATGTCTGTTTCGAACCCGGAAATATCCACTCGTCAAAGAAATATACTTTCTACACCATCTAAAATTAATTACGGCTCTTTGGAGCTTACATTCCTTATTGATGAGAAGCTTATCAATTACATGGAAATACATGATTGGATCTATGGATTAACTACAGAGCAAGAGACTAAATCCCTTAAGGTACAGCGGGATTTACAACTGATTATATTAGATTCTAATAACAACGTGGCTCGAGAAATCCAGTTTGTTAATGCACAGCCAGTCAGTCTAGGATCTATCCCGTTTGATATTACATCTTCTGACATTACCTACCTAACCGCAACGGTTGCTTTTGAATATGACTATTTCAAATTTAAGCGAGATGTGATATAATATATACTATATGAATTGAAAGGAACTACGTTATGACTTTAGATCAAATACTTGAAATGTGGAAAAAGGATTCTCTAATAGATGATATCCGACTCGATGAAGCTTCAAAAGATGGAGCAGCACTTCACTCAAAATATCTAGAACTTCTATCCATTAGCAAACTACAGCTTAAAAGGCGTGATGCCGAATTTAAGATTCTTTTAAAGAATAAGTGGCTTTGGTACAATGGTAAACTAACTAAGGATCAGATAGATCAGCTGGGTTGGGAATACGATGCTCTAAACGGGCTTAAGATTCTTAAGGGAGAAATGGATTATTATTATGATGCTGATCCACATATCCAAGAAGCAAACGCACGTATTGATTACTTAAAAACCATGATAGATACTTTAGAAGAAATCATTAGTAATATCAGATGGCGTCATTCTACAATTAAAAATATGATTGATTGGCGTAAATTTGAATCGGGCAGTTAATGACTAACATTAAGGTACAATATAAGAACTTCTCTTTTTTGCAGATTGAATGCGATCCTGGCATAGCAAACGAATTATCCGATTTCTTTTGCTTCTATGTTCCTAACTATAAGTTTATGCCATCATATAAGAATAAGTTTTGGGATGGTAAGGTTAGGCTTTTCGATGTTCGTACGCGAGAATTACCAGCAGGTCTATTTAAGTACCTTAAAGAATTTGCAGATACTCCTGGTAGAGATTATTCCCTAGAGCTAATACACAATAACTATTACGGTATACCAGCAATTCATGAAGAGGTTGATCCCTCTTTTATGAAAGATATAACTTATACGTCTGGTGGAAAGGAGATCTTTCCTAAAGATTACCAGGAAGACGCTGTAAGACATGCGCTAACAAATAAGCGAGCGATGCTTATATCACCTACAGCTTCGGGTAAGTCTCTAATCATCTATACCCTTATTCGATGGTATCTAGAGAATCACGACAAAAAGGTAATTATTATTGTACCTACTACGTCGCTTGTAGAGCAAATGTACAAAGACTTTGCAGACTATTCTGAGTATGATGAAACCTTTAGCTCGGAAGATAACTGCCATAGAATCTATTCAGGGAGAGAAAAGTATTCTGAGCAGAGAGTTATTATAACAACTTGGCAATCCGTCTATAAGCTTCAGGGCCAATACTTTGAACCCTTTGGAATGGTTGTAGGTGATGAAGCACATAACTTTAAAGCTAAAAGCTTAACATCTATACTATCCAAATGTCGTGAAGCAGAGTATAGGTTTGGCACTACAGGCACTTTGGATGGCACAGAGGTTCATAAGCTAGTACTTGAAGGATACTTTGGTCCTGCATACTATGTAACAACTACTAAGAAGCTTATGGATGAAGGGGATCTAGCTTCTCTCGAGATACAGGTACTTCTTCTTAAGTATGCTGACGAATATGCTAGGCTTATAAGTAAAGTCAAATACCAAGAAGAAATAGACTTTATTGTCTCTCATTCACCGCGGAATAACTTTATTGGTAATCTAGCATTAGACCAAGACGGTAATACGCTAGTTCTATTTCAGCTAGTCGAAAAGCACGGAAAGCCTTTATATGATATTATATTAGAAAAGGCGCATAAGAGACGAAAAATATTCTTTGTATCTGGTAACACTGATGTAGATACGAGAGAGAAGGTTCGTGAGATTACAGAGAAAGAAAAGAATGCTATAATCGTTGCCTCACTAGGCACATTTTCAACAGGCATAAATATTAAGAATCTACATAATATAATCTTTGCAGCACCAAGTAAGAGTCAGATCCGGGTGTTACAAAGTATTGGTAGAGGACTAAGAAAGAGTGATGATGGTAGATCTACTAAGTTATTTGATATTGCTGATGATCTACACTGGAAACAAAGTAAGAATTATACACTAAATCATGCAGCAGAGCGAATAAAGATGTATACCTCACAAAAATTTAACTACAAAATTTATGAGATAAAGCTATGAGCTATGGTGAAGATATGTCTTCCTTACAACCAATTCGAAATATTAAATTAACGAATGGGGATCAAATAGTATCTTATGTAAACCCAGAATCATCATCTGAGACATTAGTACTAGAACATCCCTGCCAGCTAAATCTCTATAAAGAAAAAGACTCCAGTTTAACATATTACTTTACTCGATATATGCCTCTTTCAGATGATGACGTAATAAGATTAAATGTTAATGCCGTTGTAGCATATACTAATGTTTCACAAGAAGTAGAAGCTAAATATATAAAAGCAGCTTTACAATATGAATATGGCAGCAGTGAAGATGAAGACGAAGATGACTTTGAAATAGAAGAAGAGGGTTGTGATTCTATAAACATACATTAGTATATCATCCCTCTCCAGAGAAGACTCTCTTATTATATCATATAAACCATGATCTGTATACCCCTATTCTGAAAATAAAATTATATTTACTTTTTCTTTAAAATATGATATAATGTACTTTAGTATAAAAAAATAGGAACTACCTATGTCAGAAATAAAAGTTAAGCCAAAAGATAAACCACACTATGTTAACAACAGGGAATTTTCTCTTTCTATTGTAGACTACGTTAAGAGTGTTAACGAAGCAAAAGAAAAGTGCACTGAAGTACCAATTGTTCCTACATATATTGCTACTTGCTTTTTGAAAATATCTGAAGGACTCGCGCATAAGTCTAACTTTGTTCGATACACCTATCGTGAAGAAATGGTTATGGATGCCGTAGAAAATTGTCTTCGTGCAATAAACAACTATAACATTGAAACAAAAACACGTACAGGTATGCCTAATGCATTTGCCTATTTTACACAAATATGTTATTATGCATTTCTTAGACGAATAGAAAAAGAAAAGAAGCAGCAGGATGTAAAACTTCGATGGATCGAGAAAGCAGGATTCGAAGACTTTATGGATGACGATGAAGGAGGTAATCACGAATTCTTTGATGAGCTACGTAATCGTATTGATAGAGTTAAGCAATCTGATAACGAGTTTAAAGAATTCTCTAAGAAAGAAAAACAGAAAGCAAAAATTAAAGCCAACTCTGGCGTTGAATTGTTTATGGGTTAATAATGAAGATTGCTATACTAAATGATACACACGCAGGTATGCGTAACTCGTCTGACATATTCATTGAATACCAAAGGAAGTTTTATGAAGAGGTCTTTTTCCCTTATCTAAAAGAAAATAACATTAAAGACGTAATCCATCTGGGTGATTACTTTGACCATCGTAAGTTTATAAACTTTAAGGCTCAGAACGCTAATCGTAAGATGTTCCTGGATATATTAAAGCGAGATGGTATTACTATGGATATCATCCCGGGCAATCACGACGTATTTTATAAGAATACAAACGATCTTTGCTCACTAAAAGAACTGCTTGGTTACTACACTTCAAACGTTAATATTGTTATGAAGCCAAAGGTTATGGATTATGCCGGATGCGCAGTTGCATTAATTCCGTGGATTAATAGTGAGAACTACGTGGAATCAATCGATTTTATTAAAAATTGTAAAGCTTCTATCGTTGGCGCACACCTAGAGCTTGTTGGGTTTGATATGATGAAAGGCGTACCAAATGCACATGGTATGACTACAGAAATATTTGACCGCTTTGAAATGGTTCTATCTGGTCATTTTCACACTAAGTCTAGTCGTGGCAATATACATTACCTCGGTTCGCAGATGGAATTTACGTGGGCTGATTCAGAAGATCCTAAATATTTCCATATATTAGATACTGAAACAAGAGAAATTACCCCTGTTAGAAATCCTAACACGATGTTTGAAAAAGTGGTTTACAACGACGAAAAAATAGATTATAATAGTTATGATACTAATCACTTAAAAGACAAGTTTGTTAAGATTATTGTAGCTAAAAAGACTGATCCATTTCTCTTTGATCGATTTGTGGATAAAGTCCAAAGCGAAGATATTCACGAACTTAAAATTGCAGAAACCTTTGAGGAATTCTCTGGAGATAGCGTAAATGATGAATCAGTATCTGTGGAAGATACAACACAGCTATTAGATTCATATATTGATGCTGTAGATACAGAATTAGATAAAGATACATTAAAGGGATTAATGAGGGGTCTTTTTGTTGAAGCCCAGTCATTGGAAATTGTATGATAGCTTTTCGTAATATTAAATGGCGTAACTTTCTTTCTACCGGTAATGAAGAAACGCTTATTCAGTTAGACCGTAGCCCGACAACTCTTATAGTTGGCCAGAATGGTGCAGGTAAGAGCACATTACTTGATGCTTTATCGTTTGCATTGTTCGGTAAGCCTCATAGAAATATAAATAAGCCCCAGTTAGTAAATTCAATTAATAATAAGAATTGTGAGGTAGAAGTAGGGTTTGATATAGGTCAGCATAAGTTTGTTGTTAAGCGTGGTATTAAGCCAGCTAAGTTCGAGATCTGGCAAAACGGTAATATGATTAATCAAAGCTCTGCAGCTAAGGATTATCAGAACTTCTTAGAGCAGAATATACTAAAGCTTAATCATAAGTCGTTTCATCAGATTGTGGTTCTTGGGTCTTCTTCTTTTATACCTTTTATGCAGTTACCAACACCTCATCGAAGAGACGTAATCGAGGATCTTCTTGATATACAGATATTCTCTAAGATGAGCCAGTTATTAAGAGAGAAAGATTCAAAGCTAAAAGAACAGATAAACGGACTTGCCTATGAGCTAGATCTAACCAAAGAAAAGATTACTCTTCAGCAGAAGTATATTCGGGATATAACCGAAATTAACGATGAACAGATCAAAGGCAAGAATAAGGAAATATCTACAATTGAATCAGAGATAGAATCTCTTAAGAATGACAGCACAGAGTGGAAGGGGTTTATAGATGAAAACCTAGAGTTACTCAATACTAGGTTGACTGAATCATCTACCAAGAGAAATCAGTTCCTTAAGTTTGAAGCACAGTTCCAGCAGCAAATCAGTGGCGTAGTAAAAGAAGCTAAGTTCTACGAAGAAAATGATAATTGCCCAACGTGCACACAAAAGATTGAACCTGACGTAAAAGATTTAAAGCTGGCAGAGGCTAAAAAGAAAGCAAAGGAGTTAAGTGATGCACTATCTTCTGCCAATGGCAAGACTGCAGAGTATGACGCTATTATAGAAGAAGTTAATTCTAGCCTTAGCCATATACAAGATCTGAACAATAATATTTCTGGTAACACCAAATCTATAAATAAATCCCTAATCAGAATAAAGGCTATTGAAAAAGAGATAGAATCACTTTCTACTACCCATGGAGATTTATCTGAAGCAAATAGTGAATACAGCAATTTAATAAATTCCAAGGATACATTATCCGAAAACAAGAATCGCATATCATCCGAAAGACTTTATCTATCTGTTGCAGGGGAAATGCTTAAAGATACTGGTATTAAGACTAAAGTAGTTAAACAATATCTTCCTGTTATGAACACCCTAATTAATAAATACTTACAAGTCTTGGACTTCTTTGTTTCCTTTAACCTAGATGAAAGTTTCTCAGAGACTATAAAATCCCGTCATCGTGATAACTTTAACTATGCTTCCTTTTCTGAAGGAGAAAAACAAAGGATCGATTTGGCCTTATTGTTTACCTGGCGTCAGATAGCTAGAATGAAGAACTCTACATCTACCAACTTATTGATATTGGACGAAACCTTTGACTCCTCGCTGGATCATGATGGTGTAGAGAACCTTATGAAGATATTGAATACATTGGATAGTAATACCAACGTATTTGTTATATCACATAAAGGGGATTTACTGGATGGTAAGTTCCGCAATAAGATAACCTTTAAAAAAGAGCATAATTTCTCTAAAATGCTTCTAGCAGGGGATTAAATCGTCATAAATCGTAACGAGGGGTATACAATAGCCCTAGTATACGGTAAAATGTCTCTATCAAATGGAGAAAACAGATGGTTAAACAATCCAAGTCAATCTTAGCTCGCCTTCTTGCCAACGAGAACATTACTGTTCAACGTGGCAATTATCCTACTGCGTACTTTGATGTCGAAAAGCGTGTACTTGGTCTTCCACTTTGGGAAGACTTTGGTAAAGACGTTGAAGATCTTCTGATAGGCCACGAAGTAGGCCACGCACTCTTTACCCCTGCAGACGGTTGGCATGATTCACCTAAAGATCTTAAGATTCCAAGGTCATTCTTAAATGTCGTAGAAGATATACGCATTGAAAGAAAAATCCAATCTATGTATCCTGGCCTTGTTAATTCTTTTAAGAAAGGCTATAAAGTATTTTCCGATCAGAACTTCTTTAAGACAGAAGGTAGAGACTTACAAGAATATTCTTTAATCGATCGAATAAATCTGAAAGCCAAGCTTCGAGACTTAATTGATGTTGACTTTAGCCTTGAAGAAAAACCATATGTGGACAAAGCTTTTAGTACCGAAACTTGGGAAGATGTTCTAGAAGCTTCTAAGGCTTTGTATGAATTTATGAAGGATCAAGAAGAAGACGAAATACCTTCACCTGAAGATTCTAGCGATGAAGAATATCAAGATTTTTCTGATGAAGATCACGAGTCTGAATCA